AAGCAAGACAAATTACTATATTAAAAGAAAAAGAAGATGCAATTTTTAATGAAATTGTTACTATTGGTCATTTATTAAAAGCTACAGATTTAACTACAGAATCCCAAAAGGCTTTGAACGATGAAATGGCAAGTTTAAAACTTACCCTTAATCAAAATCAAAAATCAATGCAAGATTACGCTAACAATATAGTTCAAATCCTAAAAGATGCAGCTAAACAGCAAGAAATAATTGATTTAGCAAAAATAGAGGCACAAAGTAAATCGGAAGATCGAAGACACAAAGAAATAATTGACAATTTAGATGCTGAAGAGAAAAAGTATGAAGACTCTATCAATAAACAAATTTCTGCAATAGATCGTCTTGCAAATGCTGAAAATTACAATAAAAATTTAAATACTGCTCAAACAGATGCACAAACTATTCAAAGTCAAATTGATGCCCTATCTCTTGATACATCAACTGAAGGTAGGGCTAGAGTTGCAGAATTACAAAAACAACTATTAGAAAAACAGTCTGAAATTGATGATATGCAGGATACTCATACTATTGACCTTCGGAAACAAAATCTACAAGACGCTTTAGATGCCATAAAAAAAGAATCAGAAGCAAAAAAGCAATCCGAGAATGATGCATATGAGGCAAAGAAGCAATCATTAGAAGATCAAAAAACTGCAACAGAAACTGCTTTCAACGAATTAATGTTAAATGATCAAATTTGGTCTGAAGAGGTTCAAAAAATTCTTGATGGAAATATTGCAGGAATTCAAGAAAGTCTCAATACTTTTGCTAATGAATTTACCAATACATTAACAACTCAAGCTGGTAAAATTGATACAAGTTTTCAAGCAATAATTAATACTATTAAACAGATAAAATCTGCTGCAAAAGAACTTGATTTGATAGATACGCCTCAATATGCATCAGGTACAAAATCTCATCCTGGTGGTCTAGCAATAATTGACGATGGAATTGGTGGAAGAGAATTAGTAAAAACTCCAAGTGGTAAAATGTTCTTAGGCGATAACAGTGGCCCTAAATTAGTAAATTTACCTAAAGATTCAGAAGTATATTCTCACAACGAAACAGAATCCCTCATCAACAAAGCAAAACTCTTAAATATCCCATCTTATGCCAATGGAACTGGTAATACCCCATTAATGGATTTAATAAAAAATATCCAATTACCATCCTTTAATCTACCATCATTCCAAATGCCTAAATTTATAAATAATAATTCATCAGGAACAAATGTAACAATTCCTAATATTAATTTTAATGTTACATCGGTTGATGGAAAAATATCAAATAAAGAATTGGAAAGAGCAGCCGACTTTACTATTAGGAAAATCGAGAGGGCGCAAATTATTAGAGGAAGATAATTATTTCAATAGAAATTAAGACATCATTAATTGGTGTCTCTTTTTGTGTTGAAAATACACAAACATTGCAGGATAGGATAGGCCATCCGAAAAAAGATATATGCCTTTATTATCTTTCCTGCTTTGTATTCTTTATCAATGTAAACAAAAGGCAAAACAAATGAAAAAAATATACACAATTTGAAAGGCGGTAATAATTAATGATTAAATGTATGTTAGACAAAAAAACTTTTACAAAGAAACCAAATGGAATTGAATCAGGTGGAATTCAGAACAGATTATCTCAAACAGAAATTAAAATTGAAGAATTAGCATATTTATTATGCAATGGAGCAACATTTAAACCTGCATATCTTAATGGTACTAAAAGTAAAGATTGGGAAAGTCAACAAATATTTGCCTTAGATTTTGATGAAGGAACAACCATTAATAAAGAATTAGAAAGATGTAAGGAGTTAAATATTAATCCTGTATTCGGATATAAAACTTTTTCTTATACAGAATATAAAGAGAAATTTAGATTAGTATTTTGCAATAATGAAATAATAACTAATGTAAATATAAGAAATGACTTTCAAAATCTATTAATTGAATTATTTTCTAATAGTGATAGTGTAACATTTGATCCTGCTAGATTATTCTTTGGAGGTAAAGGGTTAATAGAATGTGATTATAATAATAAAATAAATATTAAAGAAATAATGGGAAATAATAAAGATATATTAGAAAAAATAAATAATAATAATAATAAATCTCTTTCTCTTTCTTCTTCAAATAAATCATCTAAGGGTAAATTGAGCTTTCTCAATACTAATACACTAAACTCTTCTTCTATTAGTATTGAGAAAGCTCACACTCCTACCCCTATGGGCGTTACAGGGGTTTCAGGAAATATTGAAGCTATAAAATCCCTTAATATTGTTGCTATGAAGGAAATTCTTAATATTGATGAAGAATTTAAAACAATATGTACTAATAAGCAAGAAGTTTATAATTATATGAATGGAATAGATTTATGCGAGTTTACAAATATTTATGGAATGATAAATTGTATTTTACCAGAACATGAAGATGATACACCTTCTGCTCATATCTATGAAACTGATAATGGTACTCAGATATATAAGTGTTTTGGATGTAAAGCAAAATATACAATAATATCATTGGTAGAGAAATTAGCAAAATGTAAAAGAGTCAAAGCTATAGAATTTATTAAGCAAGTTTATAATATCGAATTGCAACAAACAGAATGGCAAAAAGAACAATTAGAAATACTTGATACCAATATAGAATTATTACTATCTGAAGAATTTAAAGAAATATATCCACAATTGCATTCATTAATAAGAACTAGAAAATCTAATCTTATTGCATTAAATAATTATGCCAAGATGAATGTTAAGGATGAGGATTTTAGTTTAGATGGAAATCCATTGTTCTTTATATCTTTAAATAATTTAATGGATGTATTTGGATCAAAAGATAAAACTAGAACATCTCAAAGTGTTACATTATTTACTTTGCTTAGTTTACTTAATAAAATTCCTCATGAACAATTACCAGAAGAGACTTTAAAGAAAGCAAAACATATTGCTGCAAAATATAAGCATAAAAAGTTAGTGAATTATTATAGTATTGATTCTTATGGGGTAAATTCGTTGGAAGAAAGTAATAAGATTGCTATTTTACTAAAGGAAAACAACATTTCTTTGAAGGGTTTGTCAAGAGAATATTTATTAAGAACATTTGGCGTAGAATTTACCAATAAGGTGTTCCCTCAGTATGAATATGAGAATAATTTAGGTACGACAGAACAATCTGATGAAAATAGTAGTAGATTATCTGGATACATATTAAAAGGAATAGAAGTACAAGGATATGTATTAGAAAAAGATTTAAAGGTTAATGGTATGACTGAGAATCAATGGAGACGTAGTATTCAGGAAATATTAGATAGTTACGGGTTAGTAAAGGTGACTGCTAATAAAGACATTAAAGAAAAATTTAATATTAATGTTCCTGTTAGAAGTTATCCTAAGATAATTGTTAGGAAGGATGATATTAATAAAGGAGGTGAAAATAACTAATGCCAATATCAGAATCTCTCTCTTTTCTTTTTGACAATGAAGTATCATCCGACTATGGAGTAATCAACTGTCATGTTGATACAAATGGCCTATATCAAGAGGACTTTATTTCATCAATTGAATTAAAGGAAATAACAACTCGCCGATCTCCTAAACCTTATTATGTTCAGAAAAAACCTTTACCGAGAACATTAAATCTAACAATTGCATTCGAAAATTCTTTCGATGAAGACAAATTGCGTTCAGTTAGAAGATGGTTGTCGCAAGACGGATATAAACCAATGTCTTTTGAATCAATTCCAGATCATATCTTTTATTGTACTTTAATTGATAGTACACCATTATTACACAATGGGATACAGGGTTATATAAACTGTACAATGCGCTGTAGTGACCCATATAAATATTCTCCTCAATACCTCTCAGACCTCTACGACCTATCCTCAAATCCATCCTCTGGAACTCAAATAATCTTCTCTAATCTTGGAGACATTTCATGCCAACCACAAATTTCCCTCCTTAAAATAAATGACGGAGATATTTCTATTATAAACAATTCAGATTCAGGAAAAGAATTTAAACTATCTTCATTATTAGATTCTGATGGAGTAATTATCCCATCATCTTCTCTTAAAAATAATGAAGATTTATTCATTGATAGCGAAAATGAAGAAATAACATCATCTATTACAGATGCTAATCGTTTAAATAATCTCACTGGTGATTTTATTAGTTTACCAAGAGGTGTAAATAACTTACAAATTTTTGGAACTTGTAAAATTCAATTCAGATATCAATTCAAAATGCATTAAACAAAACTCTCAAGGAAGGATGAAAATAAATGTTCCTAGATATAGATTTATCACTTACCCCGCAAAGACCAAAATTATATCTTTGTAAACCAAACAAAACAATTATAGCATCTCTAAAAGAACATTATGATGCAAATTTAAAAATCAGTCTCACAACATTAAGCGAACTTACTTTTAATCTCCCCTATCAGATAGAAAAAGATCATGAACAACAATATAATACTCATTGTGAAATGCTAAAAAACAGATATTTAATTAAATTAATTCTAGGAGAATATACATCATATTTTGTAATTGATAATCCTTCCCCAAATGCTGATGATTCTACAGATTTTTTACAGGTTAATTGCTATTCATTAGAATATGAACTCAAAGACAAGAACATAAGAAAAGCTGTTTTTGATGCTGTAAAATTATCTGAGATAGTAAGTGTTACAGGATATGATAGATCAACTACTGTAACTACAGACGGGATACCTGTGACAACTACAGTGCATAATGATGGAATCCTAAAGGAGACTGCTTGGGTTCTGGGTGAAATTCCTGAAACCTTAGATTCAGTTTATCGTTCATTTGAAGTTTCTGTAAAAACAAAATATGATTTCATATTAGAAATTGCAGAGAAATTTAATTTAATTGCTAAATTTGATTCGGTCAACAGGAAAATAAATTTTTATACAATTAATGAATATGGCATAGATAAAGGATTCAGAATCACTGATATTAAATACCTCCGTACAATTGTACAAAATATTGATAGTGAATTTTTCTGTACAAGATTAAAAGTTTATGGAAAAGATGGATTAACTATCAATTCTATTAATCCAAGTGGACAGTCATATATCGAAGATTACTCATATTTTTTATTTCCGTTTCAAAGAGATGAAATTACTAGAGAAGTTATCACTAGATCAGATTATATGTCTGATGAATTATGTCATAAACTATTAGATTATCAAATTTTACTATTGCAAAATAAAGATGGATTTAGTGCATATTTAGCACAATTAACAGGATATAGAGTTGAATTGACTGAATTAGAAAATAAATTAAAAGAATATGAAGATGAAATTATAATAATTAAAGATAATATTGAATCAGAAAAAAATGCAGGACATAGTATTACAGTTATAAGCACAATTTATCCTGATCCTCCTATCCCACTGGCAACTCAACTAACTGATAAACAATTAGAAATTGATAATAAAAAAGCGGAAATTGTTGCAAAAAATGTTCAAATCACAGAAGTTCAAGCTTTAATTACAGAAATTCAGACAAATCTAACATATGAAGGATATTTTGCTGAAACTCCTGAATTATTATTAGAACTTCAAACATCATATCAGATAGACAAGGATTTTACGAACTCAAGTATTTCAAACGCCTCAGATTTATATTTTGCAGGTATGGATGAAATGGAAATTAGGAAAACCCCAAAAGTAGTTGTTCAGATTAGTCTTGTAAATTTCTTGGAAATATTAGAGGAACAAAGAAATTGGGGAAAAATTAATTTAGGTGATTCAATTTCAATAAGGCATAAACAATTAGGAATTGATATGACTGCAAAAATCATTGCTGTAACTTTCGATTTTGAGAGTGCCGAAATTCAATTAACAATTTCTAATGTAAAAACTGCATCACAAAGACTTTCTGATAGTTTATACCATGCAAGTTCATATGTGGACATAATTGACATTAATAAATTTAAATGGGATTCTTCTCAAAGCAATGCCACAGAATACGTTGACCAACAAATTGAAGAATTAAATGGTTCTCTCTTAAATCTAGAGATAGACCTTACAAGATTTGGAAGTGATGGATTCATAACAAGCATAGAAGCAAAGTCATTGAGGCTAACATTAGACAAATTAATTGCAGAATCATTAGATATAATAAATATTGCTACTCAACTTGAATTTCTTGACCTTCCAGACATAAATGAAAAAACAAACTTCCAAGTTGCTTTGACAACATTACAGTCATATCTAATAGAAAATTGGATAGGGCCAACAGTACCTCCATTAATTTATCCAATTGCTATTATCAGTGATTCTAGTCCAGAAGATGAAAGGATAAAAATTAGAGATTTATTTCAAGATGTAGAAAACAAAAAATCAATCCTTATCAACGCAATGGCAACATCTCGTCAAGATGATGGTAAAAGATATGTAGAATCTCAAATTGCAGAATTAAACACAGCATTAAGTGATTTTCAAATTCAAGTGAACACCTATATTAATGCAAAAAAAATAACAGAAGCAGAATCTAACACATTAGAATTATTAAAAACAGCAGTACAAGATGAATCTGGTGATATTATTGCTATTGCTGACGGATTACTTGCAATAATTGGTGAAGATAATATATTATATGATGGATTACTTGATGCAAAAAATGATTATTTTAAGATTGGAACTACTCCTAGTGGTGCAATTGTTACTGCATTAAATTCTGTAAGTGATTGGCTAAATCAAGATTCATCAGATTATCCAATAACAATCAAACCATCAAAAGGGGTAGATATAAACAAAAAACTTAAAATAGCAGAAACTAAAAAAGATATATTAACTGCATTAATAACTCAAGTACAAATTGATAATGAATTAACTTTAGTTGATCAACAATTATTCGAAGTTAGCGTTGCAATTACTTCTATGCAAATGGATATAAAAACTTTTGCTAAAGATAATTATATTACTTATGATGAATCAGTATCACTAGGAAATTCATTCCAAACAATTAATACTGAAAGTGAAGATGTAATTAAAATTGCAAATACATTAAAAGTTTTACCTGATTTAATAAGCAAATATCAGAATTCATTAACTGGAACTGTTGCATCATGTGGTGT